AGTATCTGTTGCAGCATCGGTAACTGTACCAACGCCAACTTCGAATTCATCTGTTCCAGTATTCGTGATACAGTAATACGTAGTATTACCGTCACCTACACCCGATACAAATGAAACAAAGTCTTGAGAAGCACCAGCCAAGTCGAACGTTCCCGTTCCAGTAGTGGTGCTTGTCTCTTTAACTCTATCGTTAATGACAAGTGCCATCTAATCTCCTTAACTAATTCTTAGTATTGCTGCCGATGTTGTAAATGCAGGAAACTGAATAGTAAATGTTCCAGCTGTTGCTGTTTTAACTCCACCAAAATCTAATACACAAACTGCTTTTTTACCTTCTGTACTATTGTAAATTAAAGCCCCTTCAGCTGATAAAGTTACTCCAGTAAATGATAAGTTTGCAAAAGTTGCAATTGCAACTCCTGATGCAACGGATGTTTGTTGTGATTGAAGTTGAGAACCACCCGCTACATACTGTCCTGTATCTGAAACCTCATTTCCAGTTGTGTAAGAAGTAGTTGCCGCATTGATCGTAGCTGTTGATTTGTATAAAGCTAGTTTAAACGCGTCTCCGCCTGATTCTAAATCATGCACTCCGTCTAATAGTTCTTTTTTGAATGAATTACATACCGCTTGGTCTATTGCCATAATTAATCTCCTTTAATGTTTACGGTGATGGTGAAGGCACTTGTACTCGTGGCACACCATCATCAAATTCTGCACGTCTTCTTCTACCCATTTGTTGAAGAGCAAACGCTTGTATCTCTTCATTATACTTCTGTTTATATAAATTGTACATATCCATAGGTCCTTTTAAATAAGAAAAAGCCTCAGTCAAAACACCATGTAGCAGTAATGATTCCTGATATTGTGATAAATAAGTTGTATTAGAAGCAGTGAATCCAGGAGGATCAATAATATAATTTAATTGAACCGCATATGCTTGATCTGGTGTAGGAGCTACAACGACATTATTGTCGTCCCAATTAGCATAATATTTTGGTATACCTGTAGCACCAGAACTATTATATTCTGATATAAAACTTGTATCTCTCTTCTCCATAAAGTTACGATCACCTGTTTGATCAGTTGTAGAAAATACCTGTAGTGATCTAATAATTAAAAAATCAGCAGGCATTATTAAATATCTTTTATTTGCTGTAAATGAGGATGTCGCGTATTTTCTTGTTTCATCATAGTCAACAGCACCTGCAATACCTAATTCTGTATTTCTAATAAACTGTGCAATTAATGTATCTGATAGTACATTTGAATCTACTTCTGTGTAATTTCTCACTTGTGTTAAAAAATTTGAATAACTTATTGCCATTATGTCCTCGTATATCCTAAAGCTTCATCTGTATTTATTTGATCAGGGTCAGCTAATATATCTATTCTTGTTATAGATTCTACATTACCTTTGTCATTTCTAAAAGGCGTTTCAACATTTTTTATATTTTCAGAAGACTCATAATTTTCTTCTAAAGACGCTATTTCAGTTGTTGAATAATAAAATTTATAAGTCGCCATTATGTTATACTAATTGTTACCTTTCCAACTCTTGTACCTAACTGTCTTTTATTATTTTCTTCTAATGCATCAGTAGAAGGTTGCATACCATTTGATGTAAATTGTCCATCCCAATATTGAGGATCTAAGTATACTGTTACGGGTGAAGATCTTTGAGGTCTTGCGTTCCATAATGCTTGAGGATCTGCCATGTGTGGCTTTGGATCAAGTTGTGGATGTTTTGCTTCAAATTCAGAAATATGTACCCATGAACCATTCCATTCTTTAACCATTTCCTTATATGGAAAAGCTTGTCCTGATCTATCTGAGATGGATTGTGAATATTTACCCTTAGCGTAAGCCATTACGATCCTTGTGGGTAATAAACATTTGGTGTGATGTAAACAGATGTTCTTTGTCCATCTTCTTCTAATGCTCTTTTTAATTCATCTTCGTACAATAATTTTAATGCTTGTATTCTATCGGGTGCAATCTTCTGTGATAAATAAAATGCTAATCCAGATACCATGCATGGAAAGAATCTAAATGGCATATCTGAAGTATTAGTATATGCACCCACATCTTCAATTCTTGCAAGATAGTAATAGAATATATTAGTCACTGCGCTCGTATCAGGAGCCAGATATAAACTTATAGTTGGATTAATTTGTCTATTTACATAATACTGAGAAGGTGTACCTGTTTGTGTCTTATCAGGTATTGCAATGTATTCAGATCTAGATATTTTAGTTAAAGTTTGTTGATTACCACCTGTTGTAGTTACAACAGCTTCTAAAACATCATTACAATCACTTGGAGTATTATAAGTTATTTGACCATTTACAAAAGCAGTTGTTTCGGATTTAACTTTCCAGAGGTTAATACCTCTATTGCCCCATTCAGAAAATAAAAGATTTAAACTTCTTCTAGCAGATCTAATGTCATTACCTGAATTAGTTCTTACGCCACATCTTTCGTAAGCTTCTTCAATAACTTCATCAATCGTGATATTAAAACTTGTAGTTCCCGATGTAGCCATTTCATCCTTAACCTATTTTGCTTTTGCCATTTTACCGTACTTAGCAGTCATCATACCTGTCATTTTATAATTTTTATGACCACCGCCAATTGCCATACCACCAGACATTTTTTTCTTAACGTCTTTTCTTATATCTGATGCATCTGGTAAGTTAGATGCTGCAATAATTTTATCAGCAGCCTCTTCCATTTTATTTTTTTTATACGCTTTACCCATTGTTTTACTCCTTTTTGGTTATTTTAATAAATCTCCGTAATAATCACCTAAATTTTTATTAGATAATTCTATACCAGCAGAATCATGTTTAATAAATTTACCTTGATAAGCTGCAGTATATTTTAACTTGCCTTTTTCATCGTACTCTGAAATAGGATTCTGAATTTTTTTTAAATCTCTTCTTCTTTGATCTCTATCGCCTGAAACAGGTGTTTTTTTCTTTTTCTCTTTTGTTTCAGCATGTAGACCAACATTTCCTTTTTTTACACAATTAGGAACACTACGACCGTTCTTAGTTTTCATCCCAATCATTTCATAGCCTTTCCAACAAGGTCCTTTTTTAGCCATTAGATACCTTCCTCTAAAAATACTTTAGTTTTATTACAGGCACATTGTTTTATGCCAAATATTTTACAAATTATTTTTTTAATTGTTTTAATCATAATCTTTAGTGGCCACTTTGAGAGTGTATAACTTCTCCTCATTGCGGTTATATAACTTCTTAGATTGTACCACTCTTGGTCTAAACAGTAAATGTCCTAGAGAGAGGATTCTTTTTATTGGGTTTTTTGGCGTAAATTTTCTTTTTTTCTTTTTTCTTTTCATCTTTGGCACCTCTTAATTTGCCATCAATCTGTTGTGTCATTTGTGATCTTGTTATAGCCATTATACTAAGTCAACTGCCTTTCCTATTATTGGTTTATATTTTGTTTTTTTATCTTCTCTATAAGCTCTCATATACTGGCATCTTGGATTAAATTCAACCCAACTTGCATGAATCCATCCAGAATTAGGTTCTCCTGGAGTATAGTATTCAAGAATTAACTGATCTGTTCTAATATTCTGATTAACCCAATCAGCCACCTCAGCATTATCTACACCAACACATTCAAAATCAACGGCTTCAGCTTTGGCATGCTGCGAATTTATTGAGCTACCAATAGCTACACATAATTCAGGACTACGATATCCGCTAGTCACCTTAACTCTGCCGAAGTGATCTCTTACGGGTTGAAGAACATTTTCACAAAGACTTTTTAATTTCTCTACTTGATCTGCATTAGGGTTATTATCAATCCCTTTACGAATTGCTGTGTCCGATTTGATTAATTCTTGTAATGTAAAATTACGAGACAGATTCATATTTATACCAACAAGGTAAAGTATACCTTGTTCCTTTTTTAATTTTATTAACTTTATGTATTATTTTATTTCCTTCAAATCCTACTAATTTATTTTTTTTAGGAATAATACATTTATTTCCTACTACAGTTTCCCCACCTTCAAAATCATCATTTAAATATAAAATAGTTGTATATGGATGATATTCAAAATCAAAGTGTTCTTCTTGTGATTCACCACAAGGCCATTTAACTATTTCAAAATAATTTATTACATAGTTTTTGTTTATTTTTTTAATAAAATTATTTAAAAATTTTTCAATTTTTTTAAAACCTTTTTCACACATTATTACTTCTTTATTTTCGTGTATTTGACATAAGTTATTTTTTATATCAAAATTATTTTTATGATAATTAATTAACTCATTTAAAAATTTTTTAGGTAAAAAATTTTCTTTTATGTTCATTATTTTGGTTTTATAATTTTTTCTATACTTATACTACCATCGATATTTTTTTCAACCATTGCCTCAACTTCCCCGCACATTAGTTGTTTATTACTCATTTCCATATTTCGAGTCGCTTCTCTTTTTTTCTTCAAACAATCAGACATTGAGCTTTGAATACGATGTTCTACTAATTCACCACCTATAAATAAGCATAGTGCAATAACTACTTGTGTCATTAATGCGCCCCATTACCATTTGCAAACTTGATATCTCTTGTTGCATCCTTTAATTTTTCAATATCTTTTTTTAATTTTTCAATTTCTTTTTCATGACTAGATAACATTACACCTGTGTGTACATTTGCTTCTAACATTTTTTGCATCTTCTCTATTTGTGTTGCCTGCCATTCTAGGATCATGAACTGCTCCTGATCGATGGGTTTTTGAACACTAGCCTCTAATAAATCTTTTTCAAACAACTGATTTTTAGTTTCTAGTTTATTAAGTCTTTCGATAACACCGAAAGCAAACCATGCTCCGACAATTATGGCTGCGATCAGACCAATTAAGTTCCTTAAAGGGAGACCGATACTGGTGTTCTCATTTATTTTTATTGACATGATAGGCACTCATCTGAACCAGAATCTAATTCAGCTAATGCCTCCTCTTTACAATCCTGACTACAGAATTGATCTAGCTCATCTTTTGGTTGAAACTCTTTTTGACATTGATTACATTTCTTCATCGTTTATGTCTCCTTTTTTTTCTAAGTAGTTTAAGTCTTTGTTGCCAAAGCCAAGAAACAAATGCTACAGCATATTTCTCAACCTTTGAGAAAAACTCATCTATAAGACTGAAGAAATTATATAACCATTTATCAAACATTTAAATGCCTTGTAATCTAGGATCGTTTGATGTGATATTTTTTTCAGCTTTTGGTCTAGCAATTGACTCTTTACTTCTTTTTCTAAGTTGAGCAACCATAGACTCTTGCTTTCTTTTATCTTCTATTTGTTTTTTTAAATCTCTAATTAAATTCATATTAGCACTTCCATCTTCTTCTTGCTGCGCATATTCTCTTATCAGGAGTTTTAGCGCAATTAATATTATGCATCTTCATTTGTCCTCTTGATCTTCTACAATAAGATGCTCTTCTTTTAGCTGCTTTAGATCCTTTTTTAACTTTACCTGTAACAGCTGTTTTTAACTTCGATCCAGGGTTCATTCTTCTGTACGCACGAACACCTGCTGCAGTCATACCTGCTCCAGATTTTGTAGACCTAAAGTTCTTTTTATTTTTCGCTGGCATACCGCCTTTAGCGAAGCCATCGATCTCTATACCTAAATCAGCATAGTAATCCATGTTTTACCTCTAAGCAGTTAATCCTGGACCAGAATATTTATCTGTTAGTAATGTATAAGCAGCGACGTTTGTTTTTGTTTTAACAAAAATTCCTTTTGGAAAAAGGATTCCGTCCTCTGGAAATGAAAAGTTAATTACATCACCTTGTGGTACATCACCTATAAAAAGTGAATCACCTGTAGCTGATGTTGTTGTTAATTCTAATATACCTGCTCCAACATTATCTGAAGCAATAATAATTCCTCTTAATCTAATTGGCTGTGAAATAACTGCAGTACCTGTGTTACCTGCTGTTGATCTTGTAGCCTGAATATCACTTTTAAAACTCATAGTATCTCCATTATAAGGGTAAAATATAGGGGCGTAAAGTACGCCCCTATAAACTGTAATTTATTACGCTCCTGGAGAACCGAAGATTCCTCTAGGGTCAGACCAACCGAAGCTGTATCTTTCTCTAGCTTTGAATCTAACGTTACCAGTGTCAAAATCACCTTCAATCGCTGTTTTAATTGGCGATCTTACAAAGTGTTTTAAACCGTTAGGCGCATCAGTCATGATGAAGAATGCATCAGTGTCAGTTAAGAAGTGATTAACTCTGTAACCTTCTGGAATCATTCCCATGTTCATCATTGCATTGATGTCATTTTTAGCAAACGCTGAAGAACCGCCTGGAGTTGTAGATAAAGGAGATTTCATGATTCTCTCAGCAGTAAATTGTAATTCTTTTGGAATAATCAATTTTCTACCTTGTAGAGCGATCTTTAATCCTCTTTCATCTACGAACGCTGCGATATCGATTAACGCTTGTTCTAATGATGTTTCTGACAAGTCAGAAGCAGTTGAAAGTTCATTTCTGAACGTTCCACCAGTCGCTAATGGGTGGTCAGTAGTACAAAGTGCCTTACCGTCACCTCCATTGTAGCTTCCGCCTGTATCAAACGCGTTGTTTAATACATTCGCTGCTGTGATTTGTTTAGATTGCGCCATTGATCTAGCAAGAGCTCTTGTGTATCTGCCCGCTAATCTGTCGTATAAGTTATCTTCAATAGCCTCTTCTGTGATAGCAAATGCTAACGCCACAGTATTGTGAGTGTATCTTGAAGTATACGCTTCAGTAGCTTGGTCAAAGACAACTCCAGCACCTTCAGCTTTAGTCGCTGCAGTACCGAAGCCAGATAACATAACTTCTTCTTCAAACGCTCTGTCTGAAGATTCCGCCATGAAGATCTCTGCATGTTCATTGTCGTATCTGTTGTATTCCAGGCCAAATAGTGCATTCAAACCTGGCTCTAGTTCTTTAACTAGTTGTGATCGTGATATAGCCATAATTTATAATCTCCTATTATTATAAGCCTGTGCCTTGATTGTAGAAGTGGTTGTTAATTCTAACTAACACGTCTACGTTCGCGCTTCCAGCATCGCTGTTGTCAGTATTTTGTGACACATCGATTGCTTGAAGGACAGTTCCACTTGTAGTTAAACCAGATACACTGTAGTCCATTTGAACTTCAGAGATTCCAGTTAAAGCGTTACCGCCGCCTGTTGTTATTGCAAAGTTTTTAAAGATGTCTGCTGCCGCAAACGCTCCATCAGAGTCTATTGAATAAACTACATTAGGATCATCGATAACAGTAGCGACAATGTCACTAGCGTTAACAGTTCCTGGATAATAGTTTTTCCAAGTAGGCTTCTGAGTAGTAGGGTCTGTGTAGAACACTCCGTTAAAAACACCCACAACGAGATCAGAAGTATTTGCTACTGCTCTTTCGATTCCGCCACCTGCAACAGGTTTTACCAAGTCACCTTGATAAATCGCAGTACCGTAATTCGCAGCAATTCTGTATCTGTTTTGCGCGTTAATAAATGGAGAGCCATCTAACTTTCTTACTGGTCTTAGACCATATTTTTCAGCTACATTAGCCATAGTTGTTTTCTCCTTTATTGTTTAACATTTACTTTGGAGTGAATATTGCCAAATAATTATTATTTGTTTCCACCACCAAAAGTTACGCGAGATTGTCTATTAATATTAATAGGCATCTCCGGTCGTTGTTCCTTCATGACATCGTTGTCTACCGCGGCGACTCTGTCCTGAGTAATTCTTTGGAAATACTCTGCACGGCTTTTTACGATTTCTTCAGGTATCCTTCCCAACACAAGGCCAGCAACCCCGATGAGACCTGCGTAAGTTCCCTGAGCAATGACTGGATAAGAATGATCACCTAATTGATTTTTAATCTCTTCGGCTCTCACAAATTCCCAACCTTCTCTCATTTTCTTCGATACGTTAGCCGTATCTTGGAAACCCATACTTTCGGTTCTGATCCATCTATGAACATAACCGTCTGGCGCAGGTGGTGCATCCAGAGATGATGGTGGCGTCCATGGTTGTTTTCTAACATCCTTTACTTCATTAGACGCGCGTGAAGTTCTATTTATTTTATCGCTCATTCTATACCTCCTTCACGAATTTAGCGTATTCTTCTAGTGGCACCCCTAATTTTTTGGCAATAGCCACCTGTGATTTGGTGAGTCTCACAGATCTACGTCCCTGCTGAGTTCTACCAGCAGAAGCAACTTTTTGGACGGGTCTTCGTTGCTCTTGAGTAGCAAAACGGTGAGGGAAATTTTCCTTCATTCGTTTGTCTATCTCATTATAGTACTCATCACTTTCAACATCAACACCCATGCCCACTAGATCTTCGTGCACAGTCATTGCTGCATTTGTCATGATTTTATCGTTACCAAACCAAGCGTTTTTACTAGCCCAAGATCTTGCTCTTTCACTAGGCTCAGCTTGTGCTTGTTGTTCTTGGATTGGTTGTTCTTTTGGCGCGTTTTTTTGCTCTTCTAGCTGTTTCAATCTAGCTTCTCTATCAGCCATTTTGATTCTAGCTTTTTCCTTCTCAACAGTTAATTGAGTAAGCTCATCATTAGCTTCCATGATTTTATCGGCATCGTTATTTTCAATAGCCTCTTTAAGCTTTCTCTTAACCTGTTCTCTTTGAGCATCTACTCTCGCATCAAATTCTTTAAGATATTTCTCATCTGTAGAATCATATTTACTTTGAGTATCATCATACTTTTTCTGTAAACCTTTAGCAAAATCTAAAGCAGCTTTTTCTCTTCTTTCAGCTTCTCTAAATTTTCTAGTAAGTTTATCGATTCTTTTTTTAACAGATTCAGAAACGTCAGTTAAATCTTCAGGTTCCTCTGTTTGTGTTTCTTGTTTTGGTTGTTCCTGAACTTCTTCAACAGCAACTTCTTCTTTTGGTTGCTCTTTGTCATGATCAGTATAACCTAAATCAACTTCACCAGCGTTTAAGTTTGGTTCTTTTGATTCTTCCTGTTTTGTTTCTTCAATACTAATATCAGTTTCTTTAACATCATCTGTATCGAGTTCAACTTCAGGTTGTGTCTTAGCATATTCTTGTGCATCAGCCATGATGTGTCCTCCTTAATATAAATGCAGAATATCTTCTGGTTTTGCTATTGTTGCGATGATTTCATCATCATTCAAAATACGGTGTTCACCATATTTTGTTTTAAATCTAGAACCGGCATATCTACCGTAGATTACAAATTGCCCTTTACTACACCAAGGACCTTTTGGAAATTTTTCTTTATCCTGATAACAAAGATCACCCATCTCAACAACTAAACCAACTACGGTTGTCATCTGAATAGTTTCACTTGCTGTATCAGTTAAAATAATTCCACCTTTAGTTTTTTTAGGTCCTGAATAAGGTCTAACTAAAAGTCTATATCCAACTGGTTTTGGTATAACGTCTAAGTATTTTTTAATACCTTCTGGGTCAGTAGGTATGGCTTGTTCTTTTGATTCTGGTGTAGCCTCACCATTTTTTTTGATCCCGACTAAAGGATCAGGTTGTATTATCGTCATCGACATTCTCCTCGTTTCTCTGCAGGTCTTTAAGATCCTGTAGCAGCGTTTCTAAAGCGCTGAGTTTCCCTCTAGCATACGATAGGTTGTCGATTGTGTCTACATGGTACACCAAATCCTCTTTGGTCTTCTCAATTTGTTTTTTGATGTAATGTCGAATTGATTGTAGTGTATCTAAATCAAGATTCATTTCGTTCTAAACAGATTTTATTTTTACCAGCCTCTATTGTTTTAAATCCATATTTTTCTAGTATTTTAGATATAAAAGGCATGTCATATTTAGGATAATCATCAAATATAAATCTAGTACCTTTTACAGATTTATTAGCAAACCATACTGATTCAGTAATAACATCTTTAGTCATATGAGGTCCGTCAAAATGCACAAAGTTAAAATAATCAATATTTGTATACTGATTCATAAATTCAATATCAGTCATTTTTGTAAAATAAAACATTGGATAAGATTCAAAATCTTTCATCATTTGTTCATACATAGCATCAGTGTAATCACAAGTATAAGCACCTGTATTATCATAATGTTGATATTCTAAATTACCATAAGGATCTACAGCGAAGTGTATATAAGGAGTTCCTTGAATTCTTTCTCTAAAAGAATCCATAATTATTTTCGAACCAAGTCCTTCTCTGACTCCAATCTCGCATGAATAAAATCTTTCTCTAGGGGAAAATACAGGTGTAGTCTCACACCATTTTTTTAGTAGTTCATATTCAGAACTATCGCCTCTAATCATGATAGTTGTTTATAGCAAAGTAAGTTAAATAGCAACTACTTTCGTTTTATTAAATCTGTAGCTTTAAGTCCGTAAACACTCGCGATGACACCTACAAAAATTGTTTGATACCAGAAAGGAAGTTGCGAAAAATATTCGAAGAAAAGCTTCATCTTTTCCATCGCAGTTGGATCATCCGAAAATACTGCCCAACTTAACATTACGATAGGAGCTGAGAGCAATAATAAAATGAATTCGTCTTTCCAGTCCGATTGTCTTGCTTCTAATAATTTACCCTCGTAAGCTATCTCTCCCGCTCGCATCTTTTCTGCGTGCAGAAGTTGTGCATCCGACATTGCTTGTTTGGTTCTTTGCTTGTTCTGATATAAGTGGGCTCCAGTTTTTAGGCCCATTCCCAATAATTTTAACCACATCATAATATTGTTTTTGTCTTCTTTTACCTAAATAAGGTAACATTTCCTCCATAAAGTGTAAAGCACGATAGCCTTTTAACCAAAATCGCCAAACTTGTTTGTGATGTTCTTTTTGTTTTTTCTTTTTTTTATGAATATTTCCATTTGTTTTAAAATAATATTGAAATCTTTTGACGACATCTTCATCTGTCATCTGTACTTCTAGTACAGCTGAAGGCGTCCACCCATTTGGTCTTTTATTAACACCAAACCAACCTTCACCTTCAAATATACCAGCTAAAAAAATTAATTGTTCTCTTTTTGAGAGATTTTCAAACATTCAAATCTATAACAGATCTTTATAATAATCGCTACCCTTAAATATCATTCCGCCTGTTGATTTTTTATCTACTTTTGGGGATCTTAAAATATTTAAAGCTTGAGATATCTGTGATTCTTGTGAGATAGAAGGATCTACATCATTTTTCATAATATCATCAAATTTTTTATGAAGATCAGGTCTATTTTTTAAAACCTTTTTAGCAATCTTACTACCAACGTATTGTAAAACTTTAGCGACCATTATTTAAGTTCCTACAAAGTAAACAACCTTTTTTAAATTTTTCATGTTTCCAACAAGGCTCTTTAACAACTTCTTTTTGTTTATAAATAATTGGTGGAAAAAATAAACACCAAACCCATCTTGCTATTTTTTTAAAAATCATCTTACACCTCTAAAGTTAAAACCTTTGACTTGGATACCTTTAGTTCCTCTTACATCTACACACTCACTACAACAAGCATCTCCGCCTGTGTTCATTTTAATTGGTGGCACTTGTGAGTTTGGTCCACTTTTAGGTGGAACTGTTTTTGTTAATCTCTTATTTTTAATCATAATAAACTTTTATCTACATTAGAGCTTACCACAATCTCACCACCATGTTCAAACGATTGTGAAACAGGTGTCTTACACGGAGGATAAGTTCCATCAGGACATAATTGTTTGTTATTGTTATTGTTATCTGGTATTGTTGCAGGTCCTGTTGTTTTTTGACCTGTAGTTAACATCTCGCCACCTAGAATATCATTTTGACGAGCATCTTTTAAATTTTTTCTATTATACAAACCTTGTGAAATTTTATTAAACGCATAAGTAAAAGGTCCTATAGTTGGAACTTGAACAGGTCCTGTTCTAACTTGAACTTGAGGTCCCCCTGTGCTAGTTGGACTTGATCCCTTAGCACCAAATTGATTTGTGCTTTGATGAGTATAACCTCCTTCACCACCTGTATCTCCAGGTCCTGGTGTGTTTACTCCAAAATCAGCTTTAGATGCATCTGCACCACCTTTAGCTTTTAAAATTTTATTACCATATTTCTTAGACCACTTTTTTGCGATCTCTGGTTCATTCGCATACATGTATCTTCTTTGCTTTTCAGATTTAAAAGGCATTATCTTTTATTGTCCTTTTTTGGTTGTTGCATTTTCTGTGCAGTTAAATCTATTTTCTCTTCTGCAATTCTAATTCTCTCTTCAGCTTGATCTTCAGCAGATTCTAACTTCATTTTATCAAAGTCTAATCTTTCTTCAAATTCCATTTCTTTTCTTTCTGCGTCTTGCTGATTTTCCATAGCTTTTCTTTGTAAATCCATAGCTCTTAAATCTAATTCTCTTTGTTTCAATGCAACTAATGGATCTTCTTTTTGTCCACCAGCTTCTTCTTGAGCTAACATCATTGTAATCTCAGCAACTTTTTTAGCGACCATAGAATCAAATAATATTTTAAATCCTTGTGGGTCTTGTTGTGCTTGCATTTGTAATTCTGGTGTATTCTGAATCATATCTCCTATTTCACCATGAGCTTTTAATGCAATGTGGTCAGATATGTGTCCTTGTAGTAAAGCATATACCATTGGATTGATTTGAACCATTCTTGTAGCCATAAATGCTCTATGAGCTGCAATATGTGAATCATGATCTTGTTCAGGAAACGCTTTTAGCATTTGCATCTGTAATGATTTAGCATTTTCAGTTGCAGGATCCTCAGGTTGTGGTTGTAATTCAGGTTTTAACAAAGCATCAATGTTTTTTGTTCCTAAAGCTTCATAAACTCTTCTGTAAGCTTCTCTTAAATTGTGCATTTGTGGATTTGAAGCTGCAATTTTTAAATTCTCGTTTGCTAAAGTGACTCTTTGAGCCATTGAGAAGATATTTGGGTCTGCAACAGGGATTACATCCACTCTATCGTCAAAATCTTGTAGTTTTACGAATCGATCTGCGTTTGTAACTGCATATGGATACACAGGAGGCAGATAATCTGCAAAAACTTTTGATAAAAGTCTAAATTCTTGTCTCATAGCGTAGTAACAACGCTTGTGAATAGCGCTCATGACCCTTGAACCACGCTCTAACAACGCAATTGTCGTTCCAACAGCTCTATTTTGACTGTCTTCACCCATTTGCATGTCTGCAATCGCTGCAAAACGTTGTCCAGCTTGTACAACAAAGCCTAAAAGTTGGAATAAAGTACTACTTGGCTCTTTAAAAGGTAAAATTTGGAATTGATCTTTGATATTTCCTCCAGGTGCATCAACATCTCTGAACTCACCAGGTTGAAAAGGTTGGTCATCGTCACGAATTCTTATACCTCTAGACTTAAATCCAGCAGGTAAGTTCGCTAAAGTACCTGCATCGAGCAATTGTCTTAGTGCTTGAGTAGCAGACCTAGATAATCCACCAATCATATGGATTAAACCAAAGCCATAAAAACCTAATCCAGGTAAAAATTTGTAATGTACAAAGTATTCTTTTCTAGATTGTGTGTCATCATCTTCGCTGTAGTTTCTATAAATAGATAAAACTTCTCCTGAACCTTCATCTATTGAAACAATGTAAGGTAATTTAACTTCTTTCTCTGCATTCTCAACTTCAAACTCGTTCAAGTTTAAATCAATATGCATTTCTAAAATATTATATTGATATTCTTTTTCTCCAGCAGGTTTTACACCTTCTAGTTCATTTAACTTATCTTGTATTGGACTCTTGTCAGCTTGCTTTGGTATTAATTCTACATCTCTATAGAATCCTGCTTTCTGTTGTTTAAGAACATCATTCTCTGACATCTTAACAATGTGTGTAATTCTTTCACAATCTTTTAAATCAGTTGCGTAATATGGAACAATTAAATCTTCAGCAGGTACAAATTTAGCAACTGCTCTTTGTTTGATTTCATCGTAATAAATTTTTTTAAATGCAGATCCTGCTAATGGTAAATAAAATAATAATTGATCTGTGTCTGGTGTGTATTCTTCCATTTGTTCCATCAACATATAGTTCATGAAATCTTTAACACGTTCTGCTTGTTGTGATACTTCTGGAGTGTCAGCACCAATGACTTGAGTTCTTACAGGTCCATCACTTGGTAATAATTCTTTATACGCTTGCGCTTGAAATTGTGTTACAGCTTCAGATAAAAGCGGATGGGTTACACCACTTGCACCTTGGAAAGGTCTTGTGTTTTGCACATACTTAAATCCAAGAAGGTCTAAACCTTGTGTGTAAGCTTGTTCCCAATCCGCTCTTGAAACTTTATCTTTTTTATAATCCTGAATAAGTTGTGAAGACATACGGCCAAGCGTTCGCTCGTCCATATCTTCAGCTAAGTTTCTGTAAAAATCTTCTTCTGGTTCTGGAGCCTCGTCTGGAGTTTCCTGACCCTCAACTTCTACATCAACTTCTGACTCTTCAACTTCTTCTTCAGGAAGTTCATTTTGTTTTTCTACTTCAGCCATTATTATGTAATGATAGTTCTTTTATTTTTCCCTAACTTACAGCCTCTAGCCATTACGCCGTTTTTAGCTTTAATCATTTTACCAGTTTTAGCACCATCATATGGGCCTAAACCAAATGTATCACCATATCCTAAGAAATCAGCTCCGCTTGATTTTTTAGTCATTGGTTTCTTTTTAGGTAACATTGAAGCACTCATTGCTTTAGATAAAGCTGTGTCATTAGCCATTTCTGAACCAAGATCACCTGTATCTACTTGTGCTGCTTTTGCCATTGCTTTGTTTCTAGCACCTAGCATTTTAGCTCCAGCCATACCAATTAAGGCTGCACCGATAGCTTTTTTTATTTTTTTGCTTGCCATGATAATTATCTCCTATTTGTTATAACAGATTTATAATATCATGCAAATATATTTACGACTAGACCACCCTCATTGTAAGCTTTGAAAGGCTTATTGATCATATCTGGAGAGATCTTAATCGCATATACGTCATAAAATAAATCTGGATCATTTGGTGCCATTCTTACAATATCAGCATTGTCGCCATATCTTCCAACATAATATTGAGCTTCTGCTTCTGTTTTAAATGCAGCGATATGCTCATCAATTTTTTTCTTATCGCCATAACCAAATTCTTTTTTACCCTGATTTGTTCTAACTACTTTAAACTGTTTATCAGGATCTGATTTAGCGACAGGTATTGTCTTTACCTCAGAGTTATATTCTCTAGCTAATCGTTTCATCTCCGCAGGTAGAGTTGCTTCTTTATTAGGATCCGTTAAAATTTCTCTATCTTTTTTCTTACTAAATACTTTATAGTTTTTAAAACCAGCTTTACCAAATCTATTTCCATAAAACTCTATATCCCCTAAAAACTTTTCTCTTTTCAAATGGTGTAGTCTTTCTACAGGAGAGATTCCAACCCACTGTATCCCTCTATCTACTGCATCTTTAATTGTATTTTTCAAAGCATGTCCACCCCAGTTCTGTTTTCCGAATAAAGGTAAGAATGGAATTGAATCTGTTTGTTTTCTAGTATTAATGTTTGCTAGGTTCATTGAGTTCGCTTTAATTTCATCAAACTCAGATTTAAGTTCTCTAAATCGTTTCATGTCCGCATTTGTTTGCTTCATACCTTTTCTTGTAATGTTAGTCATCTCGTTTACGATTGCATCTAACTTTCTATTTGATGAGAAAAATTCTATTTCAGAACCAAATGCATTTTCAACTCTATCTCTTGCAGGGTTTACATCTCTAAGTTTTTGATTGTAGTCAGATTGTATTTCATCAATCATTTGAATTTTTTGATTGTCTGCCGTCTTACGAATACTTCCTCTTACATGATATACCTGGTTAGGAATACCGCTGTAATGTCTATTAAAGTCATAAGGTAATGTTTGACCCATTGGTAATGGTTTAGGATAGTAAACTACATTTTCAAAATACTCATCACCACCTTTGAGTCTATATTCAGAGTGGTTTCCATACTTCGGTCTAAACCCTTGTGATTCTTGTAGCTGTAGTTTTCTAAATATTTCTGTATCTCTTCGTTTTAATAGGTTAGTTGCATTTGCAACGTCATCACTAACATTCAGTCCTAAGTTTCTAGCTTGAGTTATTATGTTTTCATAGCTGTCTACAGAATCTTTAAAAGGTGATGCACTAAAACGATCATAGTCATCAGATGCTACTTCTCTAAACTTATAGTTCATTCTTGCATTAATCTTTAAATTGGATTTTTGCACTGCATTAATATTCTCTAATAAACTAGATAATCGTTGAGTTTGTGTATCTGATCTTGTAGGCATAGCCGTGATTTGTGCTCTAATAGTATCTAAATTATTATTCATAGTACGTGCTACATCTTCTGCTTCATCTACGATTTTAACATCAGTCATGTACTTTCTAGTTTTAAGATTGTTCACAGGAGCTTTTTCGACAATGTAAAGTAAATCCATTTTAGTTAATGGAATCTTTTTATCTTGAGCGACTTTTAAAAAGCCACCTATTAAATTACCTTGTTTATCAAACTGTGCAATGTTGGAGTCCCATAACTCTTCTTTCTTTACCCCTTGAGAAATACTTTTAAAATCAGGATTACCTGTTTTAAAAGATCCAGGGCCAGTAGATTTAAAATCTCTAATCCATTCATCTGCTTTTCTTGCACCTGCAATCGGGTGTCTTGCAATGTAATCCCATAGTGAAGATCCGATACGATTAGTAGAACCTCCTCTAGATAGTGGATTGTTATAAGCAATCTTTTTTAGCTCATTTGATTTTTGAATAGCTTCTTGTCTAATTTGTTCTTGTAATGAGATTTGAGGTTTAGTCATTGCTTGACCTCTTTCAACTCTTGTTGGAGCAATCTGTAATACTTCTTCTACCTGATCAACTGGTTCCTTGATCCGTGATACGGGATTCTTTGGCGTTGTCTTAGCCATAATACGATTAATGGCTCTACCGATAGGAGTTCTAAGAGCCACGGCTCCTGCACCAGCAAC